CAGGTACTATCGGAAGTGCATCACGGACTTCAACCAGGCGATTGAAGAGAAGAAGGCAGCGGAGTGATGTGGAGCTAAACTGGCCCAACAGTACTGACATCTAACGACACCCCGCTGCCAAGACTAACCTGCTTCATCCTCCTTCGTGTGGTGCTGGTAATCTTCCTTGTCGAATAGCCACTCGACCTTGCGGATCCAGGCATCATGCGGGATGCTCCACGCCCAGGGCCTGACCACGAACAGCTCCTTGCCGTCGAAGTAAAAGGTCTGCTCTTCGTACTTGGTTTTTTCCTTCCAGTATCTCCACTTGCCACGCTTGAACATGGCGGCATCCATCGCCCAGTCGGTGCGACCGAGGACCCGACAGATCGCTTCGATCAAGGTGGCGTCGATCCGCTGGGTCATGGTGTTGCGCTCGAATAGATTCGGCTCACGCAGACTACCCTTGATGACTTTGAATTTCTTTTTCTTCATATCATTTTGTCCATCATTTCCTGCCAGTTGAACCACTCGCCTTCGAGATCTTTGATGCCGATCAGATCGCCGTGACTCTTCACGGTGTGGCTGTTGAAGCGGTCGCGATATTTTGACACGAGCAGCTCACCGTTGGCAAAGGCCATGCCGGTCGGGGTTGGGACGTAGTAACCAGAGCCAGGCACATCCGGATCCCCGCGCCGAAGGTGCTCGATCTTGGGGTACTCAGGGTGCTTGTCATTCACCGGCTCGATCAGGCCCCAGTACTTCAAGATGCTGTAATGACTGGTCAGCACCCTGCGCTCGGATCCGAACGGATGCTCGACCGCGGTGTAGTGGACTGGGATGCCGTGCTGGGCGTAAAGCCAGGCCGTAAACATCAAGGCCCTGGCATGGTGCTGGTCCAGCTTGCGCTTCCGGATCTTGCACTTCTGTCCGCAGCATGGACACGGCACTTCCTCTCGTGCTCCCAGCGCCTGGCGCAGATTTTCTTTGTGGTAGCTCAGTGGTTTTTCTAAGTCGTTCATGGTTCCCTCCTGACCAGCTTGCCTTCCTGGGCTTCGACGTATCCAGTCGGCCAGGTCTCTCCGGTCAGCTCCACCAGGCCGGCTTCCTCGAGGGCTTCGGGAGCGCCTTCGTTCTCGCCCCAGCCTTTGAGCCAGACATGCCCAGGGCGAAGTGGTGCCGGTGGCTCCCACAGGCAGACGGTGTAGGTCTGCTGGTCCGGAGTGCCAGGGCTTGAGATCAATGCGGTGCTGCCATCGTGCGGGTACTCAGTGATCAGCACGGTCGCCGTCCTGAAGAGTTTGGCTGGGCCACAGACGCCCAGGATCTCAAAAGGGGATGTCATCGAAGCCGTCATCCATCGGCGCCTGTTCTTGCTTCGCTGGACCATCGCTGTCGTGCATCTCCTGCTGCGCCGGCTTGTCTCGGTGCTCTCCCTGGTGATGGGCGCCTTGGTTCCTGTTGGCACTGCCGAGCATGTCCATCCTGTGCGCGATGATCTCGGTCGAGTAGCGGTCGTTGCCGGTCTTGTCCTGCCACTTCCTGGTCCGGATCTCACCCTGGATGCCGATCAGATCTCCCTTGTGTACCCACTCGCGAACCACATCAGCCAGCTTGCCGAAGCATACGACTCGATGCCACTCGGTCTCCTCCTCGCCTTTGTACTTCTTCGATGTTGCGATCGACATATTGGCCACGGCATTGCCGTTGGCCGCGAATCGGATCTCTGGGTCCTGGCCCATGCGTCCGACGATAATTGCTACGTTAGTTCCGCTCATGTTTCTCTCTCCTAATAGTTGATGATGGTGTGTCGGATCTGGTTCTTGACCAGGGCCTTCACGATTTTTTTCGAGATCTCGTCCCAGCCAATGCTGCCAGGTTCGATGGACTTCAGTATGGTCTCGATGTCTGCTGCTGCCTCGCGATGGATCCTGCCCTTGTGCTTGGTGTCGCGTTCACGCTTCGCCTTGTCGGCAGTCTCCTGGGCCACTTTATCCTGGATCCGCTTCAGCTCGGTGGCCGACTCGATCTCGGCATTCTCCACCGCCTCTCGAGCGATGCGCTGCTCCTCCTCGATGCGGTTGTTCTCGGCCTCTTCGTTCGCACGGCGCAGGTTGTTCTCCTCCTCGAACTCACGCTCTTCCTGGGCAGGCACTGCTTCCACGAGCTGCACGATGGCTGCGTTCTTCGCATTGATCGCCTCGTCCTGGTACTCGGCGTAGAGTTTGGTGATCTTCATGTAGCGGAGCTTCTCGACATTGGCGTCGAGGGTTGCCGCTGGGATGTGGGCACCATGGTCATCGGTCAGCTCACCCAGGTCTTTGATCACCTGGATCTTGGCCAGGATCTTGTCGATGCGTAACTGCTCGGCCTCCTCCCAGTCGGTCAGTGGCTTGCGCACCTGGAGCTTCAGGTTGTCCAGGAAGTCACGAGCACTCTTGCGCACGGCATCGACCGCAGCGATCGCTGACTTCTGCTCGGCCACGAATCCCTTTCCCAGGTCATCGATGGTGGTCTTCGATCTCGCGATCTTGTACGCCAGGCTGGTGATGGCCTTGCGACCATCAGATGTCTCGACGTCAGGCACGTTGGCGGTGACCTCGAACTCGATGGCCTTCAGCAGTGTCGGCATGAACTTCGGCTTGAACAGTTTGGCCGGCGACATCTTTTCGATTTGTTCGAGTTCAGTCTTCATGATTTTTTCTCCGGAGGTGTGGGCTTGGTCTTGACGGCATCCACGATCATGGTGCAGGCGTAGTTGCCTTTGATGTGCATGGTGATGTCCTGCACCTGGTGCTCGTCGCGGAAGATGTGCTCATTCATGTGGGTGGTCAGGATCTTGATCAGATCCAGGCTTGAGATTTTGATCTCTACTGGGTTGTGAAACTTGCTCATTTTATTTTCCTATCTGTGATAAATTTTTCAGCTATGTTGTAGGCATCGTCCAGGTCCTGTGGTGTCGATGGGTGCCTGACCCAGACGTCCTGGCCTGGTCCACCTTTGTACTTGTCCATCAGGCTGACGATGTACATGTGGCCACCGCCCGATGCTCGGAAGGTGACCTTCAGGATCCGGACGCGGTTGGAGTGGTGCTTGATCTGATCGACCGCAACCCGACTCCAACCACGCCGCAGGCTCACGCAGCTTTCGCCAGGTCGATCCGCTGCTGGCGCAATTCCATGACGGTCTTGTCCAGGCGCATCACTTCCAGTTCCTTGGCGAACGGCACTACGATCTGATCGATCGCTCGTTGCCATACTGGATCCGCTTCGACCAGGGTCAGCAGCGGTGGCCACTCAGGGTGGTAGCTCATGAACCACCATTGCTTCATGCCGGTGACCCACATGCTGCCCTGGACCTGTGGCATGTACTTCTTCGGGCAGACGCCGCGCAGGTAGTAGGCGTTGTGAATGATCGGTGATGGGCATTTGATCTCGAGGCCTGTCTGCTTGTTCAGGAATCCATCGGGCGAACAGCCGACCAGCTTGCGCTTGTCCTTGTAGGCGAAGCCGACCGACTCGACGTCACCATGGATGATCTCGAAGTGCGCTCTGGCGGTCGGTTCCATCACGGTACCGCGGTTCACCCAGTACAGATTGGGTGGCAGTTCCTTGCACATGCCGACGATCCACTCACCGAGCAGCTCGTAGAGATACTCTTCAGCCTGGCTGGACGGCTTCATGCTGGCCGTGATCAAACGATCGAAGTTACTGGGTGACGCGACACCTGCTTTGATGCCACGCCACTCGTCGGTACCCTGCTCACACTTGACGGCGATCACTTGTTGGCCTCCGCATTCTTATCGACAGCTGCCTTCGCTGCCAGGAGGGCGTGGACCGGCTTGTACTGATCGACCTTCAGATCAGCCAGGGTCTCGACCTTGAACAGCACGAGCAGCTTCTTGGTATCAGCACCGACCTTCGCGATCTTGGTGGTGAGACTCTTCAGCTGGTTGGTGCTGATGTTGGCAACTACAGGGCCGGCGTTGCGGCCATCGTCGGCATCATCTGCCTTGGTGGCCAGGCCTGCGAGTGCCTCGAAGGTGATGCGCTTCAGATACGAGACCGTAGACTTCACGGCCTGGATGGAGTTCTTGCCACCGCTCGGATCCGGAAGTGCCGACAGCGATGTCTGCTCACTGTGGCCAGTGGCATGCGTGATGAAGCAGGTGACTTCGATCAGGTTACCTTCCAGGATCTTGGTCTTCCAGCTGGTCTTCATCTGCGCCTGGGTCATGGCCTCCTGGACCTTGATCAGTGAGCCGGCCAGGCTGGTGAATCCATACTCGGTTGGCGCCTTGCCATCCTTGCCTGGGTAGTTGACCCAGCTGTCGTAGGTCAGCGGCGGGACCAGGGATCCGAACACGGCCATCGCAGTGTGGTAATTCTTCCTGGCTTCGTTGGCCTCGTAGGCCAGCTGGATCTCGAACATCTTCTCGAGCTTATCAACCGGCAGGTCGGGCAGTTGCATCAGCGCCTGGATCATGGCGCCTGGGTGGACCGACATCTCCGTGCCGGCAGGGGTAGGTAGCGTGACTACCTTGGTTTTAGCTTTCGCTGTCATGGTCTTTCTCCTGGGTGTAATAAAAGTCGATCGCGCAATAGAGCACGACCAACAGTGATGTGATAAAGAGGTTCATTCGAGGCGCTCCCAGTACTCGCAGTCCTTGTTCAGGTCTTCGGGGGTTGGCTCGACGTAGGGTGCGTTGGTAGGTGGTTCCCAGTCATCACCGTACTTGGTCGGCTGGGTGGTGTCGTCGTCGTCGTCGTTCTCGTGATCCTTCTCGAGCTGCTTGTCCTTCCAGCAATCGTAGGCGTAGTCGCCATCGTCCATGGGATCATCTTCAGGTGGATCTTCCCAGCTGTCTGGTCGCTTAGTCATATTTCAATCTCCGGTGTCAACAAGTGAATAGTACCCTACTGGCTGGCTCACTGGGTGAGCCTTCATACGCTTGAACCAGTAGTCTGAATGGATGTGGCCGAGCAGCCTGATGGTCTCGCTGCTGATAACGTCACGGCCTTTCTCGTAGCCGAGGGTTGCCAGGTACAGCGGGATGGTCACCATCTGCCGGCTCGAGGGCTTGACCTGGTCCAGCATCCACATGCCGAAGTGAGTATCGACCATCGGGATTTCGCTGGGGTTCAGGTTGCTGACTTGCTCAGTGAAGTTTTTCATCGTCGCCTCGCTTGTGGGTGATGATGCCTCTCTCGAAGGCACCGCGGACAATCTGCTCCTGCCTGGCGCGGGACAACTTGAACCACTTGAGGCAGGTCTTCGGGTGGAGCGCACCGGCCAGGACCGCGATGGCCTCGTCCATGTCGTATGGTTTGGTGTTCATGCGTGTATGTCTCCGTTGTCGATCAGGTCCATCGCGGTGCGACCGAACCATCCTTGAAGAGTCCAGGCGATGCCGGTGCTAACCAGCAACTGCCAGGCCTCGAGATACTGCTCGTGATCCTCGGCGTCCTCGACGCCTTCAGCGATCATGGTGGCTGTGAATATATTCATATCGAATCGAACTCCGCGGCAAGGCCCAGCAGCTTGTCTTCTTTGCTGAACTGGTGAGTGGCCATCCAGTCGGCGCATGCTTCACGCGCCTCCTCCATGGTGTGGACTTTACAGATGTTGCGCTTGCGACCAGCGTCAGGCTCGAGGCCGTTGGGCCAGTCGGCATTGCGCGACCACCAGGTGCGTGAGAATACTTGGTACATTAGAGTTCACCTTCAGTTTGGTTGTCGAGCCAGGTGCGGACAACATCCATGGCGTCAGCGTCGATGCTCCAGGCAGCGACACTACCTTCCAGGTTGAGGCCGATGCCCATCTCTGCTTCCATGCCCTTGTTGCAGACGTACTCGTCACGGCCCAGCAGGGTGGTGACGTAGTAGCGGCTAACGAACTGGCCGCGGGGTCCGAACTTGGCTATGTGGGAAAGGTCGTAGAACTCGACCAGGGGGCTGTCGTCTTCGCGCTTGTCTTCACCGTGGGTGAGACAGTCGTCGCGACCGTAGCGATCGCCAATGCGCACGATGCGCACGTTGAAGTGGCGACCTTCTTCGTTGGTAATTCTCATTGAGTTGTCAGTAGTCATATTTCGTTCTCCGGTGTCAATCATCTAAGTATAGTGAAGTATCATCACTTTGCAAGTTTATTGCCCCGCGCCAGGCCCTTCACAAAGCTGGTGACCTTGATGTCGCAGCTGATGCAGCGCAGCGTCTGGCCCTCGTAGAAGACGTTCTCGTCCTGGTCCTCGAGGAAGGTCCCGTCCCATGCCGAGATCCGCAGGCGCTTGACCTGCTGGATCTGGTAGTAGCCGCGGGGGCTGTCGCAGTAGGGGCAGGCGCTCATGACTGCGGCTCCCTGGCCAGCTTCACGAATGCCTTGAACGGGTTGCCCTGCTTGTACTGCTTCGGCAGCAGCTGGTTGTACTTCACCCAGGCGCTGGCCCAGTAGCCGAACATCTCGAACTTGTACCGGCCCAGGGAATCGATGGCCTTGTGGTACGCCTCGTTCCTGGCCTCGTGTACGCTGCGCAGCAGGGTCTGCTCAGTAGCTGAACCCTTCAGCGTGTCCTGCTCGTCGCGACCAGGAGAGAATGTCCTGGTGCGTGATACGTTGGGATCGCTCATTTCATCTCCTCGGCGCTGTACAAGTAGCCGACCGTTGTGGCTATTGAATGAGCCAGCGCCTCTGCGGTCTGCGGTTCCTTGCCTTGCCTTGGGTGCTGGTTGTGCTCGAGGTCAGCGTGAAGCTCGTGCAGCAGCTTCCCTGACCCATCCTTGATGACTACGATAACGTCACTCATGTTGATTCCCTCAATGCGCGTTTCGCGCTCTTGGTGATGCCGAGGCTGCGTCCGGATCTCCGGAAATGTTTCTTGGCCCTGGCGATGGGGTAGCCGACCAGCTCGATGGCTCGGATCTCGGTGTTCAAGATCTTGTTGATCCGGACACCTGGGTTGCGATCATCGATCCAGATCAGGCTGGTGAACTTGGGTCCAACTGCCACGACGAGGGCGCTGCGAACGCCGTCATCGAGGTGGACACTGTGCAGTGTGTTAGCTTCCATCGTTGGCTCCCTCTTTACGCGGACGCGGATCGACGGTTGCCTGGTCGAGCGAGGCCTTCCAGTTTTCCTTCAGGCCGTAGTGGTTGGCACAGGTGGGACCGTAACCAGCAGCGACAGAGTTGTCGTCGGTCAGGGCCTTGCCGCAGAAGCAGCACTCACTGAAGCGGTTGCCATACTCGGCAGCTACCTTGTGAGGATCCTGGCCGAGGCGCTTGAGCAGCTCGATCACAGTCTCGGTGCAGTCGCGTGACTTGGTCATCTCACCCTGGGTATCGATGCGTCCGTACCAGGTGTTGAATCCGTAGTCGCCGCCATCAGTGACATTGATCTGGCCAGGGTACTTCGACTTCTCGCCGGCACGAATCAGCTTGACGACTTCACCGTCATCGGTGGCCAGTTTGATCTTCGGCCACTTGATGAAATGGCTGGCGATTGCCATCAGCTCGTAGACGCCAGACAGGTCGCCCAGGTCTTCGGTCGGGCGGTCGTTGCGATCGTTAGCTTCATCGACCAACTTGAAAACCCAGGGCCACTGCTTGTCAGAGAGATCTCCCTTCGTGGCGAACTGCTTGACCAGGCTGGGACCGAAGTCGCCGGTCACCTTGCCGGCCTGGACGTACTCCTCGAGGAGCTGGATTGCTTCGTTGTTGTTACTCATGTCTACATGCTCCAATAAGATTCGTAAGCGGGGCTGCAGTAGACCGGAGTGTTGGCGCGTTCCTGGTATTCCTTCTTCGACATCAGGTTGATCCTGGTGACCATCTTCTCGATGTCGTTGTGGAACTCGAGGTCGTCAGCGATGGCGTAGTCGGCCTTGTCGATCAGCCTGACTGTGCCGTTGGTGGCCTTGCAGAACTCGGTGTGGGTGAGGCCGCATTCCTGCAGCGTGTGAGCCAGGGCCTCTTGGTAGGTGTCGTTGTGGCCAGTCCAGTTTTTATTCCAGGCCTTCTCGACTTCGAGGTTGCGGATGCCTTTGGCGACTTCACGATTGAGGGCTGCGGTTGCGGCTCCCTTGCTGGCGTAGCCACCGCGCTTCATGCCAGGCATGTGGTAGGTTGATTCGATGTTGTAGATGATGTAGCTCATATTTCGTTCTCGTTTCGTCAAGTGGAGTGCTAAGTATAGTGAAGATTCGTCACTATGCAAGGTTTCTTTTACGGTGCTGTAGCGTCATGCTCGGTGGTGTAAACGGAATCGACCTCACCGTAGCCCTTCGCGATCTTGGTGAACAGGTCGCCGTAGGTTGGCCAGTCACCATCCCAGAAGCCGGCGCCGTGTCCGTTCCTGGTCAGCCAGAAGTCATGGCCTGCCCTGGCCACTTCGCTCTCGCCTTCCAGGTAGCAGCTGACGCGACTGAAAAAACTCAGGCAGTCGATCACGCTGTCGCGTAGGAAGAGATGGTACAGCGGGGTACCAGGGACCGGCTGATCGGTGTCACCTGTATCGGTGAAGTCGATCGCCTCGAGGTAGGCCTGGATCAGAGTGTTCTCCTGGTCGGTGGGTTCGATGTTCATTACACCACCTCGCGATAGGCAGCAAACATGGTGAGGTCGGTCTTGCGATGATCGAAGCCCATGCGGTAGGCGCGTTTGTCCGAGGCGTGATCCTTCATGTATTTGTCGTAGTGGTAGGCCAGGACCAGGCGGTCTTCCCATCCGGTGACGCCGCCGACTTCGATGGTCGGAACGTAGTTGCCTTGGTTGGGTGCGACCAGCTGATTGAAGCTGTCGAAGCCAGTCTGCTCGGTGCAGATCAGATCCAGGAGACCGCGGATGGCATGGCCAGCCTGGAGGGTGTGCCGTGCAGTGCGATAGACGCCACGCGATTGCTCGATGTTGAGGATCGCTGTGGCCAGGTGGTTGTGCTTGGATTTTCTTGGCATGTTATTTCTCTCTCGTTTCGTCAATGGAATCCTTAGTATAGTGACAATTTATCCGATTGCAAGTTGCATTATGCCTGTTTATCACTATACTCCAGGGAGTACCACTTTTATTGACCACGGAAAACGAATATGAGAACTGAAGAACAGCAACGAGAATACGATGCGGCCATGGAGCAGGAAGCCATGAGCCAGGGCGAGTACATGGCAGCTGCAGTACGTCAGCACAGCGCAGTCTACGGCGCCGAGCGCCCCGACGATCGCTGGGTTCTGTCACCGTTCGACACCTGGGAGAACAACCCATGCTGGAACGGGACCGATCCCTATCAGCCTCATCCTGAAGACGAGGACGCGCAGCAGGCATATTATTTTGTGGGTCCACCAGAACCCGAAGCTGAAGAAGAAGCTGGCCTGTCCACCTGGGTACCTGACGGTTGGACCGACGACGATGACGACGAGGATTTACCCTTTTAGCAACCAGGAAAACTAATGAAGAATAAAGAAGACCAGCCAGTCAAAGTGGCCGCGGCTCTATCAGCTATTGAGAAGATGGGCGGTTCTTTGGCTGCGGCCAAAATGATTCAAGAACTGACAGGAAAGCCCTGCACCCGAGACCGTGTCCAGAAGTGGAAGACCCATGGCATCGGGGTACCTTGGCATCCCATTGTCCACAAGCTGACCGGCATCCCATTGCCTCAACTGGATCCAGAGATTTATCCGTTTTACTTATTCACTTCGTAGTCCGGTGCATTTCTATCCGTTCAACATTCCTGACTACCGGCAGGACGCGGGGCATCTGACCCTCGAGGAGCACTACATCTATCGACACCTGATAGACGAGTACTACCTGGAGGAGGCGCCACTCACCCTGGACAAGCGCATGCTCATGCGGAGGATGCGACTGACACCTGACCAGGCCTGGGCGCTCGATAGTGTGCTCGAGGAGTTTTTCAGTGAGACCGATAATGGGTACATTCATACCCGTATAGAGGCAGAACTGAGCACCATCTATGCCAAATCGGACAAAGCGCGTGAAAGTGCGAACATGCGATGGCACCGCAATGCGAACGCACCTAAAAAGAATGCGACCGCAATGCGAACGCATACCGAACGCAATGCGAGTGCAATGCTACCTAAGACAGAAGACCTAATACCTAATACAAAAGAAACTACTTCAAGTGAAAAGCCTGCGGCTTCTTCACCCGTCCCATACCAGAAGATTGTGGACCTTTACCACGAGCACTGCCCGAAGTTTCCGAGGGTGGTGAAGCTGTCTGCCAAACGGAAGAAACACATGTCGGCCAGGTGGAAAGATGAAGCCGACAACCTGGAGTTCTGGGCGACCTATTTCAAGCATGCAGCTACCAGCAATTTTCTGGGTGGCAGCAACGACCGCAGCTGGAAAGCTGACATAGATTTTCTGATCTCGGAACGAGCGATGATCGGGATGCAAGAGGGAAAATATCATCATGGCTGAATATCAAGGCAACACCGAAGAGCGCACCTACGACTCGCAACCACCGATCGCTGACGAGCAGCTGGTCCTGATCTACAAGATCTGGCGCAGGCGCCACGAGTCGAAGTACATCCCGAAGGATTACCTGGCCGCAGCCAAGTGGTGGCTCGAGCACCAGGAACCCCAGGGCAGGAACGAGGTGCCGCAGATGGACCACGACAAGAAGGGTGCGCCACATTGGAAGGTGCCGTTCATTGAACGAGTCGCTGCTACCTGGCTGACCTTCCTGGCATTCAGCGAACCGCAGAAGGCCTACGTCATCCAGCACATCGAGAGTGGTGTGCCGTACCGCGGCGACGACATCAGCTTCTACCAGGCGGTGGTCGAGGAGTCACCCAAGATGCTCGAGGCCAAGGCCTCACCGGAGGCCTGGGAGAAGTACATCACCGAAGCCTTCGCCGGTATGACCAAAGCGATCAAAGGGCTGCGGATGTGAAGGCCCAGCGATATGCCCTGGTCAACGCCGAGGTCGCCAAGAATGTAGTGACTGACATCATGGGCCGGCCAACCGATGGCACCATCGAGGTCGTCGTCCAGGCCTTGGCCACCAAGTCAGCACGGCAACGTGGTTTGCAGCATCTGTGGTACGCCGATGTCGTGAAGAGCGGCCTGGGAGGTGAGCACGAATCTGCCGAGGATCTCCTGGACTGGGCATGCAAGTACAAGTGGTGCTTGCCGCTGCAGATCCAGGGCGATGCCAACTTTGCCGAGGTCTACCTGGGCTACTCCAGGAAATACAAATCAGATCCGGACAAGATGAAGTGGTTCGTGAAGGCCTTCGTTCACACCGAGCAGCTGTCGAACAATGAGATGGCATCTTACCTGACCAGCTTCCGCGATTACTATGACGAGATGGGAGTCAACCTTTCTGACCCAGATGAAAAAGGCTGGGCCAATTTACTGGAGCAAGTAGAATGAACGATGACCTTGAAAACCTACAACACCAGATCAACAACCTGGCCGACCGCCTCGATAACCTGGTGAGCCGTCTGAGCAATACCGAGCACGAGCTTACCCTCAAGATCGATGACGCCAGGAACGATGCCGAACGCGCAACCGACTCTCTGCGCACCGAACTGCAGAGTCTCGAACACAAGGTGGATTACTAATGAGCAGCGAAGAACGAGTAGCACGAGAAGTCGGGCGCCTGGCCCGACACGAGATCCAGGAAGAAGATTTTGATGCCGCTGTGGTATCAGAGAAAGAACGGATCCGGACACACATTCCACTGTGGCACCGGATCTTCCCATGGACCATCACCATTGAACGGAGAAAATACAATGACGACAACTGATGTACAGAAGCCAGACCCGAAGGCAGCGATCGCCAAAGCACACCGCGAGATCGCTGAAGAGAATCAATCCAAGGCAGTGAAGATGCTGAAGATCAAGCTGCGCGAACTCGAGGCGGCGAAGGTCGTGGTCGAGAACGTCACGCGAGAGATCTCAGAGCTGGAGCTGAAGATTGAACAGGGGAACATTTGATTCACTGACCAGGCGCATGCTGTCCCGACCGATCGGGGTAGTGTGGGCCGGCTGGGAATCGAATACCCACCGCCTGCAACAGGGTGGCTGGGAGTTGGCGGTCGAGTACGATGTCCATCGCGACATGTACCGGCTGATGATTCACAGTCACCAGGGCGCCTTGTACGGTTTGAGCAATGCTACCTACCTGGACAAGCGCCTGGCTGAAGCCTGGAACGAAGACATGCCGAAGTCATTCCAGATGCAGGGCCTGGCCAGATCCCTCGAGGTCATCCGACACGAGGAGATAGGGAACTCGTTCGCCAACTTCCACCAGATCGACGCGACACCACAGATGGTGGACCGCAAGATCGAGCGCATCGAGGACTTCAATATATTCCAAACCATCACGACCAGGGCCGACGAGATCATCATCGAGAAGGCAGACATGAGCGTGATCGAACACCTGCAGGCGATCAAGGATCTGCAGTCATTCGGCCAGGAAGAGATCCGCAACCGGATCCTGGACGACCGCGCTCGAGGTGAGAACGCCAGCCCCGATGTCACCATCCATACGAACATCGTGCAACTGAGGCCGGTGGCATGAGCAGCCACACCAGAAACTTTACTGACGGCTATGCCGAGTGGGACGAGGGCGACACCTGCTACATCAGCGTGGCCTTCACCTGGAAACTTAACCAGGCCTACGACCATGCCATGTTCGCCAAGGCGCTCGGCAAGACCGTCAAGATCGGAGGACCGGCGCTGTTCCTGAACCAGATGAAGCACCAGGTCTTCGAGGTTGCGGACGAGGTCGGCGGCGACTATCCCGAGGCAGTACTCAAACACAATCCCGATGCCACGTTCGCCAGCCGCGGATGTCCTGTCGGCTGCTGGTTCTGCATCGTGCCGGCGATGGAAGGCAAGGAGTTCACCCTGCTGCCTGACTTCATTCCCAGGCCAATACTCTGCGACAACAATCTCAGCGGCCTGCCGATCGACTACCAGCAATACATCGTCGCCCAGTACCAGGGCATGGGCGTGAAGCTGCTCGATGCCAACTCAGGATTTGAGCCGCGCACCTTCACCCAGGAAGTCTACGAGATCTGGAAGGGCCTGATCGATGAGGGCGGTGGTCCCTGGCGATTCGCTTACGACGACATGGACGAGACCGACGAGGTCATGGCCGTGATGAAAATGCTCGAGGGAACCAGGTCCAAACGCAAGCGCGTGTACACGTTGATCGGCAACGAGCCGTTCGATGATTGCATGCGCAGAATCGAGGCAGTGATTGCCGGTGGCTGCGAACCATTTGCCCAGCCATTGATGAAGCTGAACGCACTCGACAAGAAGCCCTGGGTCCGATTCGACTGGACCGAGAAGCGGCTCAAAGATGTGGCGCGATGGGTCAACCGCAACCTGTACAAGTACTCGACCTTCGAGGAGTACGGTGGCGCCGTGAAGACCAGGCATATCTCGCTCGAGCAGGGAGTACTGATATGAGCGTTGCCTGCAGCTGCGATGACGGTGACGGCTGGTACTACTATGGCCCCAATGACTGGATCGTGCTCGAGACTAAGCGATCGCGCAAATGCCTTTCATGTGGTGAGCGCATCGCTGTCGGTGAAGAGTGCGCCAGCTTTCCCAGGTACCGACCGAGCCGCGACGATGGCGGCGACGACTGGCTCGAGGAGCGCATCTATGGCGACGAGGTCCCGATGGCTACCTGGTACGCATGCGAGACCTGTGCCGGCGTGTACTTCTCGATCACCGAGCTGGGCTACTGCGTCATGATCGGTGACGGTATGACCATGAAAGAAAACGCACGAATGTGTGGGCAGGGGGAGATCTGGGAATGAGCAAGATCACCGAAAGTGCTCGAGGCGAACAGTGCCTGATCCGGATCCCTGGCGTGTGCAACCGTGACGACTCGACCACCGTGTTCTGCCATGACCCAGTCGGGTCCGGACTGTCGATCAAGTGGCCCGATACCGAGGGTACCTACGGCTGCTCTGACTGTCATGATCTGATCGACGGTCGGGTACCGCCGCCAGCCAAGAAACTGTACAGCCGGCAGGACATCCTGGTGATGTATTACGAGGGCGCCAGGCGCACCCGAATCAAACTACTCGAGAAGGAGCTGATCAAAATATGAACAGCCACGAGATCCTGAAGCAGCTGAACCGGCTGCTGGTCAACCGTAACATCGACACCCGAACACAGCTGATCATCCAGCAGGCCATCCAGCACATCAAGCTGCAGGGTGCCGAGCTGCAGACGCTGAAGGATGACATCACCGACATGACGATACCTCATGAAAACGAGAGCTGAAATTGCACGACAGCGGAGACTGGATAAGGCGACCTTCTGGTCCTCCGTGATCATCACCATAGTACTGGTCGTCTACATAATATGGATCTACTAATCCGGAGAAAAACATGACTACATTAGTCCAACAAGTTGAAGACCTGAAGAAGGAAAACAAGGGCCTCAAAATGACTGTCACCAAGCAGTCAAAGAAGCTCAACGGCGCATCCACCGGCAAGGCCCTGGCCACCGGCAAACGAGTACTCGTACTCGAGGCTGATGTCGAGCAGCTGACCGCGGAACTCGATGCCAGCCGGCGCGAGTGCGGACAGCTGGTCAAGTCAGCTGATTTACTGGAGAACACCGTGTCCTTCCTTGAACGACAGTGCGGCCACTTCCAGCAGATGATTTTCCACACCGCTTCAGTCTCAGTCTGGAAGGTGCTCGAGCATGGTGAATCACCAAAGTGATCGTCAACGGTTACAAGCCCCTCAGTGACTGGTATGTCCTGGGGGCAATCTGTTTCGTGATGATGCTCATCGGTATGATCCTCGGCCAGGTCCTGAATCCACTCCCCAGGGAGATCCAGGAGGTCCGAGTCGAGCTGATGAGATGTCATCGCGAAACCCAGGAGGTCTGCTCCCTGGTGACCATGCCGGCCAGCTCCCACGCCGCGGTCTATCTTCTGTATTCTCAATACGTTAAGTGATAGAGTGGCGCGGATCCGGAGAACGCCATGACAGAACTCGAGCTGACGTATCCACCGTCAGTCAACAACTACTACACCAAGTGGTGCCAGTACGTTGCGAAGGCCAGCAAGCACGTTGTGAAAGTAGCCGTTGGCGATCGCGGGATGGCGTATCGAGCTGAAGTTCGCCGGTACAAACTGGTCACCCTCAAGAATCCACAACCACTCAAGGGCCGGCTCTCGATGGAGTGCCAGCTCTGGGCGCCCGACCGAAGGAAGCAGCACTACAACATCGACAACTTTCTGAAGTGCCTGCTGGACGCCATCACCTACGCTGGAATCTGGATCGATGATGACCAGGTCGATGTGCTCCTGATCCACAAGCGAGGCGTCGAGGCGCCAGGCCGAATCATCGTTACACTGAGGGAAATATAATGGGAGATCGATTCGATGAAGAGCAATGCCCGATGTGCGGGTTCCATGAACTACACTCGGTCAGCTTCAGATCTGCCGGTGATCCACTGGTCACCATCATTGGCTTCTGGCCCATCGAAGAAGACCAGCACAGGAACTATGACGACCGGCGAATATCCAGGTGCCACTACCGAACGGTATGCAATCACGCGCACTGGGATCTACAAATAATCGAAGAGCCTGGGCAGGCGATGATACCGAAGGGCGTACCCGTCATCGGTGTTGACGAGCCGTACAAACTCAATCCCCAGGGACCAGTGCATGTGAGCAAAGATCCACCCGAGCACATCCATGAGCTGGAGAATTTCATGCACCCAGCATCGGCCACTTACATCCTGGGCAACACGCACTACCAGAGGCCGAGCGATCACTTCGACTGTGACCAGCTGGTCGGCATCATAATGGATGACCTGGACGCCGCGGAGTATTCGCCGTTCTATGGGAACCAGATGGCCGCGATGATCTGGTACGATCGAAAGCTGAAGGGATCCAGCTACCTGGATATTGAGTGATGGATCCTGAAGACAGATTTGTTACGCTGAAGATTGTCAACGACAAGCTGGCAGCTCAACCGATCATGCACGAGGTGGTCCAGCGGTGGGAAGATGTCGCCAACATCATGATCAAAAAGTTCATGGCCTCGAAGGAGTTCGACAGGTACGTCCAGGATGTCTTCACCCTGGGTACAGGCCGCATCGACATTGGTAAATGGGTACTGGAGAATTTTGATGATACTAACAAGACGTAGGTTTTTGCAGAGCGTAGCAGCCAGCACCCTGTTCGTGGCGCCGGCAATCGTCAGGTCCGAAAGCCTGATGAAGATCTTCATACCAGGCCAGCGCGTCAAGTTCCGTGTGCCAGATCTCCGCGGACATTTCGCAACCAACCCCGAGCCGATGAACCTCCCTGCCCAGCGTGAGATGACAGCGACCGAGGTCCTCGAGCGCCGTGAGGAAGTCAAGACAACCTGGGCGAAGCGTTGGAACGATCACATGCATGAGGACAACGCCAGGCAGATGATGCAGGCCGCGGCAACGAAAGCGGTCAACGAGAAGATCGACGCCGAAATTTACAGCCAGCTCCAGGGACACGAGATCACTGGCGTGTGGCTCGATGAATCCGATGTGGTCAAGAACCAGGTCGCCTACCACATTGAACAGAACACCGGCCAGGTCCAGGCATTCACCGATCACCCGATGGGTTGGATCCCCTGTGATGGCCGTGAGCTGTCAGCGATCGAGCACCCGAATCTGTACATGGTCCTGGGCAACAAGTATGGATAACGTCATCCCATTCCCCAGGCGCAAGCGAATCATCGTTGATGACTTCCGACTCACGCCTGACCAGGCAGTAGCTGTCGGTAATTGGGCAGAGCAAACCCTCGAGGTCATTGAAGCCGAGATCATGCAAGACGACCTGGACGATGCGATCCGTAGAGTCCTCCGACAAGAGGGCCTGATCGAATGACAGATCCTCGAGGACCAACCTGGCGAATAACAGCAAGCGGTCACCGCTGTGGCTGGCCTGGCTGCGAGGAGTTCATCGCTGGCCGGCTATGGGGATGTCGTGACCACTGGCTCCTGGTGCCTGTCAAATTGCGGGACGCATACATGGAAGCTGGATCCGGACAACAGAAGATCGGGGTCAGCATCCAGGAGAAGCCATCAGTCATGGCGGTCGATCAGGACATCCAGCACTGGGTGCGCCATCAACACAGCTCGGCTCATCTCCTGGGCATCACGAGCTACCCGCCTGATGATGCGGCCTGATGGTTAAGAAAAAGCCAGCGAAGAAGATAGTCACGCCGGCTGCGAAGAAGAGAGCGCAGCTGATGAGGGCTGAACGTGCCGATGGGATCAAGCGCGAGAAGTTCTGCCAGCACTATGTCCTGACCCAGAACGCGACCGAATCCTACCAGGTGTCACACGGCACAAAGGCCCGACCGATCCAGGACAACACCGCGGCCACAGCTGGTTGGCGCCTGCTGAGAAATAGTGAGATCCACAGCAGGCTGAAGGAGCTGCGGATCCATGGCCACGAGCACCTGATGGTCAGCTTCGAGGAAACCCTGCAGGAGATCGGTGGCCTGGCCATGTTCGATCCCAAGGATATGTTCGATGACAATGGCCGAGTACTACCGATCCACGAGATGCCGATCGTCGCCAGGAAGATGATCCACGAGTTCAAGCAGTACACCACCGAGAGCACCAACGACGAGGGCGATGTCACCGCCACCAGGTACGAGACCGAGATCAAGTACGGCAAGGACAAGGGCAAGTACCTGGACATGGTCATGAAGTTTTACAACGCCTACCAGGAGCACCAGAAGGCTGGCAGTGGCATCATCGTCGTGCAACAATACTGCGCCCAGGATGCCAACTTGTAGGTAGACATGAGTTTCAGTCCAGCTGCTGATGCACCCCTGAAGTTCCAGTACAAACTAACGTCCGACCAGATGTCGGCCATGAATAACCTGTCCGCTGACGCCACGCACTGTGCGCTCGGTGGGGGATCCCGCAGCGGCAAAACCTTCCTGATCGTCCGAGCCATCTTCATGAGGGCCTGCGGCGTACCCAACAGCCGGCACCTGATCTGCCGCTACCGCTTCAACGTCTGCAAGACAGCCATCGGCCTCGACACCGTGCCGAAGGTGGTCAGGCTGTGCTTCCCCGAGCTGCCACCTGCCGATGACATGCTCGACAAGACCGACTGGTACTACAAGCTGCCGAACGGATCCGAGGTATGGATCTCTGGCCTGGACGAGGAGAAGCGCGTCGAGAAGGTCCTGGGCCACGAGTATGCGTCGATGTTCTTCAACGAGTGCAGCCAGATTCCCTGGAAGTCGGTCGAGACTGCGCTGACCAGGCTGGCCCAGAAGACCAGCTGGGACGAGTACGACAAGGACGATGTGCTCATTGCCAGGCACAAGGGCCTGAAGCTGAAGGCCTACTACGATCTAAACCCGCCGAGCAAGCGACACTGGTCCTACATTCGATTCATCTCGAAGAAGGATCCGGAGCCACCGCATCGAGTCCTGCGCAACGAGTTCGATTACAACTATCTCACAATGAATCCGCATGGCAACGCGGCGAACCTGGATCCCAAGTACCTGTCGCAACTCGAGGCCCTGGGGGAGGCGGCGAAGAAACGCTTTCTCTATGGTCAGTGGGCAGATGATACAGATGGATCCCTCTGGACCGAGGAGACCCTGTCGCAGAACAGAGTGCTCGGCCAAGAAGGGCAGAGGCTACCTCAGTGGCTTCGTGTTGTTGTTGCCGTGGATCCCAGTGGTACCAAGGGCCATGAGGACAAGCGATCAGACGAAGTCGGGATCGTTGTCGTCGCTCTTGGTACCGATGGGCATGGGTATCTGATCGAGGATCTATCGATCAAGGCACCGCCCGAAGTCTGGGGCAAGATCGTTGCCGATGCATACGACAGGCACAGCGCCGATCGGATTGTTGGCGAGGTCAACTATGGTGGCGACATGGTACGCGCCGTCATCCAGGCCCAGGACCCCAAGCTGCCATTCACTGCAGTCACAGCGAGTCGAGGCAAGGAGGTTCGAGCCGAGCCGATCAGCGCCATCTATGACCAGGGCAACATCCATCACATTGGCTACTTCCCTGAACTCGAGGAGCAGCTGATGGCCATGTTGCAATCTGGCTACGTTGGGCTGAGATCACCCGACCGAGCTGACGCCATGATCTGGGGATTCACTGAGCTGTTCCCGAAGATGGTGAAGAAGGAGCACGGCCCGAGCATCCCGCCGAAGATCAACCTGGCACCCAGGTCAGCCAGGAGCCACAAGTACGCGCAGAATCAGAACGTCAAAGTCAACACATCAGGAGGGGGGGCAACCCGCCGCCGAATCCGGAGAAAGATATGAGCAAAGATGACAAGCCAGTGGACCCATACTACCAGGCCAAAGGCACCGAGCTGGTGGACATGCTGTACGACAAGAGCTACATCGACAACACCACATCCCGAGAATCACTACGAGAGCTGGACGAGTACTTCGGCTTCATCCTGGCCAGCTACGTCGAGCAGGCCGTCAAGGTCGATCGACTGACCAGGAAGATAAAATCATGACCGAAGCAGAGAAGGATCCAGGCATCGATGACATCGTGAAGATGAACATCCCGCCCGAGGATAAGGTCCACTTCATCGCTGACCTGGCCAAGCACCGCGGCAAGTGCATGGACCATGACGCCATCGAGATCAAAAAGGCCGTCACCATCATCAAGCAGCAGATCAGGCAGATCGAGATGCTACGGCACAAGCTCAAGGTCCGATCTCCCTGGGACAACTTCAAGATCTGGATGAACGGCTGGGCAAACTCATGAAGTGGTTCCGCAAGATTGGCGACACCTTCGATCCTGATTCAGTCGTGCTCTCAGAAGTCCGCGACGAGCTGTACCGACAGCCACTGTTCTGGGGCAAATCGCCCAGGGTAACCTTCCCAGGATCTCCGCACCGCGACACCGAGGACATCGTGCTTCGAGGGCCGGTCGGGATCCACAGCAAGTCACTCCAGGAACTGCATGTCGAGATTGCCTGCGAGGACTACCCAGCCTCCGAGCTGATGCCGGCGACATTGAGGATGGCCAACAACCTGGCGTACCTGCTCTCGAGTCCGGAGATGCAGCACCTGGATTCACCGCTGCGCCTGGGCCGCGTGATCCTGACCAAGCTGCCACCAGGTAAGTCGATTCACCCGCACAAGGACGAGGGCGCCGTGCCTGAGTTCTATCGACGCTGCCACCTGGTGGTAGAGGGCGGCGACGAGAATGTGTTCCTGATTGCCGACGAGGTCCAGGTCATGCAGTCAGGCGAGATGTGGGAGTGTGATGTCCGAGAGCTGCACACGGTGGTCAACCTGATGGAAGACGCGAGGGTCCACCTGATCGTGGACATCGAGCGATGACCATCCTGGTCGAGTTCGAGGATGGCCGCGGCATCTGCCAGGCTGGCCCAATCTTCATCAACCCTGACCTGGTCGCCGGCATTCAACCTGACCGCAACGATTCCACCCTGGTCTTCACCACGGCCTACAACTGGATGGTCAAGGGTAACGTCAAGGAGGTTGCCACCAAGCTGATGATGCCCGAGATGCTGGACCGTGCCGGCATCGGGCTTGAGGCCCTGGACGAGCTGGAGAAACTAATCGAGGAGAAATTCAGTGCCGATGCATCGAAAGAATAAATGTAAGTCAGGCGCCCGAGCGTCATCCGATTATCAACCCTGGTTCTGGCCGAGCGTTCGACGCAGGCGCAGGCGCCGTGACCTGGCCAGGATCTCGAGGAGGATCAACCGATGAACATACTACCCGATGGCAGCGCCTTCGATGTCGTGACGATCGCCAGCCCGTTCAAGACCTGGTGGCAGAAGTGGAAGCACTACCTGTTCAGCTGCCCAACCTTCTGGCAATGGAAGCCGGCGTTCACCTGTCCGGAGTGTGGCGCGACCTATCGCTGCTACTGGGATGGCAATGACGCTGGTGGCCAGATCAATCTATGCACACCATGCACTGAAAAGTACGAGGAGGGATTATGAGAGAACGACTGAAAGAATGGTACTCGATAAACCGAGACAAGTTTGCAATGTGGTTAGCCTGGAAGCTGCCGAGGCGCCTGGTCTACTGGTGCGCGATCAGAGTGAATGCCGCTGCATCGCAGGGTGGGTACGGCCACGAGATCGTACCGGAGATCACCATGATGGACGCACTCGATCGATGGGCCGGCAAGAAGTGTGAGCATGGCCGACTGGTGAAGGATTACTGCCAGCCGTGCGGGAGGGTCAACAGCGCATGATCACCTACCAGGTTGAAAAGTGGGACGACTGCTACGAGGAGGCCATCCCGATGCTCGAGGCGCACTACGTCGAGATCGCCACCGACAAACCGATCAAGCCACTGGATCCAGATCTCGAGAAGTACCAGGGCCTCGAGGAGGCAGGCCTGCTCCGGATCTTCACTGCCCGAGAGCAGTACACGAAGGATGACCGAACCGTGGCGGGACCAGGCAGGCTGATCGGCTACTTCGTGACCATCGTGATGAAAGGCCTGCACTACCAGCAGACCACGCTGGCCGTCAACGACATCATGTATGTGGATCCAGCCTATCGTGGCGGGACCTGCGGCTACCGGCTGATCAAACACGCAGCTCTGGATCTAAAAAACCTTGGAGCTGACATCTTGACCATACACATGAAAACTGATTACCCTTTCCGAAACCTGCTCGTCAAGCTGGGTTTCCACTTAACTGAAGAGAACTGGGAGAGGGTATTGTAATGCCGAACTACGGATCATCTAAGCAGAACACCGGAGGCGCGAAGCCTGGCGCAGCTCAACCGGCAGGTAAGAATTTCGACGCAGGCCAGCAGGGCGGGTTTGGGAACAACAAGGGATCACGCCGCATGGGCGCTGGTCTGAAGAACGATGATGGCGGTGGTGGCGGCAAGTTCGTTGACACCTCCAACGATGCACAAGGCGGTGGACATGGAGGCAGTCTGAAGCACCCACGCGCTGGCGATGCATAGTCATGCCACGCGAAGATAGGGAACCGAAGGGCCGACGAGCAACAGCTGCCAAGGGCCGACCAGGCTCCAAGAACTATGAACGCGCCAGACCAGGTACCGGCATCTATGCCGTCAGAGCATCCAACCCCAGCTACAAAGGCACCAAGGACTTCGACTACAAGGGCAAGCTCAAGAAGGGCGACAAGTTCGTAGCCGGCGCCAACATCCTCGATGCCAAGGGCAAGGTCGATAAGCGCAAATCATTCAGTGACTATCTCAAATCCACCGGCAACCGAGCCGACGATCCTCGCAACTGGGAGTTCCACTACAAGGCACCCTCCCAGGCTTTCAGCACCCAGGGCAAGAATGATCGACGGGTAGACAACCGAGCCAGGGCCAGGGGCAGAGCTGAGAAGTCAGCCAGGCGCGAGGGCAAGTCAGTCTACGAGGTGCAGAAAATCGAGTACGAGACCCAGGGGATCAAGCAGGACACCCGAGCGACTGGCTTGAAGGCGAAGGCCATGGGTGGCGCCAGCGCATTTGGATCCACCAGGGTAGCCTCGAATGTCGCAGCGCAGCGGCAGAAAGGTCAACGCAGGCAAGGTCGAGCAGCAGCTCGAGGCCCAACCACAGGAGCAATAGCATAATGGCAGCAACAGCAGTGATGGCCGCGGTCTCGACGTACAGCTCCTACAAGAGCAGCAAGGATGCCGGCAAGGCACGAGATGCAGCCGAGAAACAATCCAAACAGGCCCGAGCAGACGCATTGAAATCCGAGAAGGAAGCCAAGGCGCAACAGGAAGAGGAAGCCAGGAAGCTGGCCGAATCAACCCCGACCGGATCCATGTCCACGACCAGCCGTATCGCAGCTCAAAAGGCGATCGCGATGCGCCGTGCCGGCACAGGTCGATCAGGTAGCGTACTCGACAAAACTTCAGCCCTGGGCTAAGTCATGACGATGTCGCCTGGCATGCTCCGGAAGTTCTCTCGAGAGCGGTTCGAGAAGCAGTACCCTGTGCTCAGTCTCTGGCAGGAGCTGGCCGAGAACTTCTACCCCGAGCGCAACGATTTCCTCCGCACCCATTACATTGGCGAAGAGCTGACAGACAGCCTGGCCTCGAGTCAGCCCCTGTTGATTCGCCGTGAGTTAGCCAACAGTCTCGAGGCCATGCTGCGGGACGGCGAGTGGTTCTCGATCGGCATCGAGGACGAGCCTGATCACGAGGGCAAGATGTGGCTCGAGTGGGCGACCAAGCGATTGATGATGCTGATGAACCAGCGCAACGCCAACTTCCGCAGGGCCACCAAGGAGATGGACAACGACTACATCACCTTCGGCAATGGCGTCATGTCGATCGAGCTGAATCGCCAGGCATCCGGACTACTGTTCCGCACCTGGCACATGAAGGACATGGCCTGGTGGGACGACGAGAATGGCCAGGTCGATGGCGTGGTCCGCAAGGAGGACATCGCGCTGTACAAGATGGCGCAGTACTACGGCGAGGAGAACATGCCGAAGGCGCACCAGAAGAAGCTGAAGGACCACCCGTTCCACGAGGTGCCGATCCACCACTTCGACATCACCTCGAGCATGTACGGCGATCCACAGCTCGAACGATTCCCGCGGGTCCTGCTGACGCTCGACCTGCAGACCGAGACCATCATGGAGATCGGAGGCAGCATGCACCCCCGATACATCGTGCCTCGGTTCCAGACCATAGCTTGCAGCCCGTATGCGTACTCGCCTGCAACTGTGGTAGGTCTCCCAGACGCTCGAACCCTTCAAGCGATGACACATACACTATTGGAAGCTGGGGAACGTCACGCGAGACCGCCTATTATTGCGACCGAGAATGTCATCCGAGGAGATGCGAATCTCTACCCTGATGGCATCACGTTCGTGAGCGAAGACTACGACGAGCGCCTCGGCGCCAGCCTGCGGCCCCTGGTCCAGGACAGCAAGGGCTTCCCGCTCGGCATGGAAATGCGCGAGGGAATTGTCGAGGTCCTGCAGGCCGCGTTCTACGTCAACAAGATCAACATGCCTGACATCGGTCGGGAGATGACAGCCTACGAAGTCAGTGAACGCATGAAGCAATTCAGGCGTGAGAACCTGCCGCTGTTCGCACCGATCGAGCACGAGTACTCAGGCCGCATGTGTGAGCTGGCCTTCGAGACTGCGCTCAAGCATGGCTTCCTGGGATCACCCCAGGACATCCCGAAATCCCTGCTCGGCCAGAACATCCGATTCAAGTTCGAGTCACCATTGTCCGAAGCCGACGAGGAGAAGAAGGTCACGCAGTTCCAGCAGGTCGCGCAGCTCCTGGAGACAGCAGCAGCCGGCGATCCATCCGTGGCCAACCATGTCGATTTTGGCATCTCACTACGCGATGCAATCCAGGGATCCGGAGCACCAGAAAAATGGCTGCGTAGCCTGCAGGATGTGAAGGCCATGACCGAGCAACAACAGCAAGTCGCAGCCACCCAGCAGGCAGCTGCGATGGCGGCAGAGGAGGCAGCATGATGGCAAAGAAACCACCCATGAAGAAACGTCCAACCACGCCCAGGCGTAGGAGATACTGATGCCAGATCAACCACAGCATCCCCAACCAGGTGGCGCCAACACACCGAAGCCCGACTACAATCGGGACCAGGACGACAAGTCCGACGAGGCTACCAACCT